TCATTGTTAGCAATGCAGCGATACACGTTGCCACTATAATAAACAACGTCACCTATTAAATACTCGTTGCCCGTTGCGCTAATGTGATCAGTCGTAAATGGTAAAGCTAAAAGCAATCCACCACCACCACCGCCCGTTGAGTCAAATGTCACAGAGCCATCGCCGTTATCTGTGATAGTCATGTTAGTGCCTGCAATCAAATTCAATAAACTTTGGTCGATGTTATCAATGCCGCCAACTTGCAAGGTCACGCAACAACCGCCAAATGCTCCACCGCCCGAACTTGAACCGCCTGGAGCGTAGTCCGCAGGAATGTCGCAAGCCGACCAATCCCAAGGCACGCGAATTGAAAGCGAAAGTGTAACACCTGTGAGCGTGTGAGTATCCTCATGAATGAATGGAGTAATCGAACTTCCATCGACTATCTGAACGCTCGAATCGAATAAGGTGTTGCCGTTCTTTATTTCAGCAAGCAAGTCTTCAGCCAACCTCGTGCAGTCGCTTATCGCTTCACGTATGTATTCTGACTCATGCTCTTTGTCACGTGTCAAGTCGCTGAATGTTATGTCAAACGAATACTCACGCAAACCTTCTGCTGGGTTAATCGTGCCGGGTATTACGTGCATCCACGGGTAATAGTCTGCGCCTTGTTCTAAATAGCGCAAATCAATCTGACCATGTGAAAAGTGTTTAATCAAATAGTGACCAGCGGCGAAAGCCTTTAGCCTGTCAATGATTACGTTGTATGATATATTAGTGACCATGCTTGCTTAATTCAAATAATCGTTTCTGCTCTGCGTTGTAATCCTTCAAATAAGTCATGTGAGTGAACACTTCCCACGCTGTCTTGTTTAGTACAATATCCCACTTCGACATGTCGCGCTCGGTAATTCCTTCAAGCACATGAACCCACCCGTATTTAGATAACGGATTTAACCCCCAATTTCCCTCACCGCTTCCATCATCTGATTCTCCAAATAAGTCAGCGAATCTTGAAAGAGTTCGTTTGCGATAGTCGAAAAAAAAATCAGCGCACCATTCACGCGGTCCATTGTAATGCGTTCAATGATCTCTCGATAGTTTGGAACGGTCTGAATATCGTAAGGCTCTAATTCATAACGCTTGCCCCAAACATCTTTAACAGGGCGAAATAAGATACAAAATAAGTCAATGAAGTATTTGTAATTCTCAGGCTCAACAGGTTGCTTGTATATCTGTGAAGTGAAAGAATCCAAGTCAATGTACTCTTTGAATGTTAACATATTCAAGTCAGGAATAAACCCCATGCGCACGTCACCATCAAAGAAAGTTTGCTCATGTTTTGATGCACCACTTTGGCAAGCTCCAATGAACAAAGCTATTATCGTTTCAATCGCGCTAAATTGCAACTGCTCACATTCGGCAACTGGCTTTTGAATAGCCGCTGATACTTTCTCGATGTCGGTTTTTGCCGTGTAGAATTGTACGTATTGCTTCAAGGTTATGCCCTCGACTGATTTCGGAACGTGGTATTGTTTCATATATTACCGTGAATGTTAATGACAACAGGATTCTGCTCGTCACCTGAGTGAATGTTGCGCGCTTGCTTTGGTTTGAAGTATTCGAGCATTGCCATGTAATTCTTTAAGAACTCTTCATTCTCCATTTCCATAAGAATGCCCATCGCCCTATGCGCTCCCTCTGTCACGATGAACTCACCGAGCTTGTGCCACATTTCAGTCTTCTCATGAATCGCCCCTTTCGGTTTCAATCCTGAGTGTCCTTTCATCAATCTGCCGTTTGCGTCTCGTGGTGCTGCCATTTTGCTCAATAAAAAATAGTTTTACTCTTCCCCTTCAGACGTGTTCAAAGACTTCAGTTGCCCAACACAAACCGCGTATCGTTGTGCTGGTTCGGTGTATTCTTTTATCATAACGTCATCGGACATACATCGACCGATAAATTCCTCAGGCTTCTCGCCTTGCTTTCTTGTTGGTATTGGCATAAGTTAAAATGTTATTCCTTTTGTATCAGTGTGTTTATTTATCTTTTTGATTTGCTCGGCGTTATTGTCGTAGTGTTTGGCTATCCGATAACGTATCATGTATTTCCATTTGTCTTCTCCATTCGTGAACACAACTTTCGAGTGTGGAATGCCTAACGTGTCAGCAAGTTTCAATACAGGGCGCGAGTCCGATATGTCGCGTGCCGTAATAATCCAAACATCATTGCCAGCTTCGAGTTCATTCTTTGCTATTTCCTGCCCTCGTTTCGTTTCAAGTGTACCATCGAAGTCAAAACTTACCCTCGTTGCTTCCGCTAAGACTATTCGGTAACGCATCAGAGTTGTTCTAATTGTTTCTTAAATTCCTTTATGAGTGAGTTGACACAACTGCCACAGGTTGAAGGTTGTTCCCTGCGACCTGTCAACTTTGATTTCAACTCATATAATTTTTTCACTTGTTCCCGGCTCAATGAAGATAACGGCAAACCGCCTACAAATGTCTTCAGTTCCTCAATTTCCTCCTTTGAAAGTCTGAAGCTATCCCACTTTCCGAGTGGACATTTCGCAAACATCAATTTAGTTTTAACCGGCATGACGCAACCGCACAACCTCACTTTCTTCCTGCGATAGTTGAACTCGTTTTCTTCTGGAACGCTTTCGCCAACTATCAAGGTGCCACAACTCATAGTCGTTTTACGATAGTATTTGCATTCCTGACAGGTCTTAATCCTGTGGTCTCTAATGGCTGGCGGTACGGTGAACATCGGTGCGTAATTTTTTAAGTGCGTTTTGAATGTATTTGTAAAGACGTTTTATCGGTATGTTGGTCTTATCGCTCAAATCTTTGTAATCAAATTCGTCAAGCATATACAACCTCAATAGTATGGCTTCGCGTTCGGGCATAAGTTGAATGTAAGCATCTAAAAATTCGTTATCGAGCCTACTCCCGAGCCACGGTTCGTCGGGTTCAATGTCAAAAGCGTTGTCGTTCTCATTCCACTTTTGCGCAAACTGCATATATTTCATTCCAAAACGTGAGCTGTCATCAATAGCCATTAAGTAAATTGCTCGGTTGACGTATGAAATTAACTTATCCTCACATGCAAGTTCCTCTGCCTTCTCTCGTTGGTTCTCTAATATCTTCAAAAGTGTTTCGCTGACAAGGTCTTTAGCGTTGGTATGGTTCCTCGTTAATGTCGATGCGAACTTGATCCATGTCGGAAGGTGTTCGGCAACCGCATATTCAAGGCATTGTTCCACTTTTATTTTGATTTGTTCAAAATCATTGTACTTTTGTGCAAAGTAATTAACTAAATAACAATAACATGAGTAAAATTCTTAACACCGATGGCAAAGTTTTGCTATCACTCACACCAAGCGAAGTTGAAACAATCACTAATGCAGCTCTTGCAAGTGACCAACAAACAAAAGATCTTGTTTACAAAGCAATCATGAACGAAGCGCACCGCATCATGTCGCTGCAATCCAGTCGCGAACGTGTTGCGGCTATGGTCGGAGAGGACTTCATCGTGGACAAAGTCGCGTATGTATTTGAAGGCATGGTTTCAAGTATAACAGGATGCAATCACATTCTTTCAAGCGTTACACGTCACCAACAAATTGTATATGCACGTTCACTTCTGATTTTCTTATTGCGTACTCAATTCAAATCAATGCTGCACCTTTGCCCACTTGCGTTAATTGGTAGCTATTTCGTGCCGCGAAAAGACCATTCGACCATTATACACTGCTACCGCAAGATAGTAAACGGCTATTGTTATGATTCAAGACTTCGTCAAGACTTGGATGTAATCAAACAAATGTGTATTGAGATGAACCGATTCGATAACGTGGTAAAAGAGATTGAGAAAATGGCAGAGGGTTATGCAGAAGTAAAAGCCATACGCGACAAAAATCGCATTCATGCGTATTGAATACCTACCCAAACAAATCGAATGCTTCAAGGCACTTGCTACCGATTCGCCTTGTGAGATAGTTCTTTACGGTGGCGCGGCTGGTGGTTCAAAATCATTCACAGGGTGCGCTTGGCAAATCATGAGACGCTTGCACTATGCAGGCTCTCGTGGTTTAATAGGCAGGAGCAAACTCGACACCTTAAAAAAAACCACAGTAAAAACTTTCTTTGAAGTCGCTTCAATGATGAACCTTCGGGCAGGGCGCGACTATGAATTGAACGGCTCAACCAACGTGATTACGTTTTTCAATAAGTCCGAAATTATTCTCAAAGACTTATTTCAATATCCATCAGATCCTGTGTTCGATAGTTTAGGCGGTCTTGAACTTACTGACTTTTACGTAGACGAAGTTTCGCAAGTCACAAAGAAAGCCGTTGACGTGTTACGCTCTCGTGTTCGTTTTAAGCTACGCGAATTTGATATAAAGCCGAAAGCACTACTAACGTGCAACCCCTCGAAAGGATGGCTATATAATGAGTTTTACGACCCGTGGCGCAATCAATTACTCCCTGAGCGTTACGCTTTTATTCAGGCTTTGCCAGGTGACAATCCACACCTTCCAGAAAGTTATTTAGAAACGCTTGCGTCATTGCCTGAAACCGACCGCAAAAGGTTGTTGCATGGTGACTGGGATTTTGATGAAAGTATCGACTGGCTTTTCAAATACGATGACTTACTTCGGTGCTTTCGTGAGGAAGTTGGCACGGGTGAAATGTTTATCAGTGCCGACATCGCACGGCTTGGAAAGGATAGGACAATCATTTGCGTATGGAAAGGACTTCAACTATTCGAGATTCACGAATTACGCAAAGAACCAATTACAACAGTAGTCGCAGCCATTCGGAATGCAATCAATAAACACAATGTAAAGCTCTCGAATGTTATCGTGGATGAAGATGGCGTGGGCGGTGGCGCAGTCGATATGCTAAAGTGTCGCGGATTTCTCAATGGCTCAAAAGCAAGGCAACCTGACAAGTTCACAAATCAAAAAGCCGAATGCTATTACAAGCTCGCCGAACTTATTGAGCAAGGCAAGGTCATTCTGCCAGTTCCAAAACGCGACATCATTACAAAAGAACTCGACATGATCAGGCGCAAACGACCAGAAGCCGATGGAAAGCTCGCAGTCACAGGAAAAGACGAAATAAAAGCCATGCACGGAGTGTCACCTGACTACGCTGATGCTATCATGATGCGGATGTATTTCGAACTTTCGCCCAATTACGGCAAATATTCATACGTGTAAGTCGCTGATTTTCAAGGCGAATAAAAAAATTATGAAAAAAGTTTGTACATTAGAAAATTGTGTGCATATATTTGCCCATCAATAACAACAAAACAATGAATGCAGCTAATCCACAAGTCGAAAAAGTATTTGAAGCAACTGTTGAATTATTTCAAAATGCAGGCTTTCAGGTATCAAAAGGAAGCAATTCAATTACTGATTACGGTCACAGTCGTTACATCTACGTTAATTGCAATGGGGCATTGACTTGGAACTTAGGTCAAGGAGCGTTAATTCGCATTAGCGATCATAGCACTGGTGATCGTCGTATACTTTCGGGTGACGAATCATTCATCATGGTTAATAATGCAGATGTTGATATGCAGCAAGTATTCCATAAATTCAATTATTTTTTCAACCCAAGTCAGTATTCAATTAGTGAGCAGCCAATGAGTGCAATGATTTCAAAAGAAAATGTTCGCGGCAATGAATTACGTGCCACTGATGTAGTTGTAGATTCAAGAACAAGTAAGCGTGGTGAAGTAATGTATAACGTATCGCGCATGAATAACTGGACAATTATTCGCACCACTCATGTAGCCAGTGGTTATGCCATGGCTAATCGTACTAAGTAACCAATAAACAAAGAATATTATGACAATCGATGAAATGAAATTGAGAATAAAGTCAGGGGTGCAACAATATTTCAACCGTGATCAAGTAATTGCAATTTTGGACAAATTACAACCAAACCAATCCAAAAAACTATCTGACTCATCTACATTTCCAGCATCATTATTTGATCAAAATTTATAAGTAACCAATAAAACAACAATACAATGGATTTACACAGCCCACACAATGACGAGCAATGTATCTGCTCTTCACCAGACCAACTCGAAAACCGTTCGCTAAAGGATTGCGCATTCATGTACAAGCAACTTTCGACTGACCTCGAGAACATGAACAAGTATTTATCCGCATCATTCAAGGAAGCGGTGACAGAAACGTTAAAGTATCGCGATGCACGTACCGCCAAAGATGTTGAGCTGGTATTGCAACGCTTTCTGAAAGACTACGCTGCGCAAGTGCAAGAACTTTGCAGTGATATTGACGATGTTATTGTAACCTGTGACCAAGAAAAATGCCCCTTTTGCAAATGAAAAACTTCATCGGTGTTGAAGATCGCATCAATGCGTACCTTAAGCTTCAATCTAACGTGCAACTGACAAATGATAGCAGGGAAGAATTTCGCAGACTCCTACGCCTTATCGCAAGGCAGGCGGTTCGTGAAGCTACTGACATCATGATGTTTAATTCTGAAACTCAACTATCATGACACACGAACAACTTGCCGCAAGAATAAGTACCATCGTACCGGATAACTACGATGTGCGTGAATTGGCGAAAGCCGTTGCCAAAGTCTTAAATGATGAATACGGTTCACACACTTACGATTTATTCAAACAAGTATTAACCCTAAATCTAAATAACAATGGAAACTAATCTAATGGATTCGCTTCAGAAATTCATGAAGCACCTTAACCGCGAACCAGCTCGCGAATCAATCGCACCAACGCCCGACAATAGAGCGCACACGGTGACTATTTCACACGTTGAAATGACACTCGATGAACTTTATTTCGGCAGGTGGTCAACGACCAATTTCACATGGTCAGCAATCGGTAACGAAGTGCAAGGCTCATTAACCCTTAAAGTGCATCATCCAGTCACCA